TTACAGCGGAGTTTTTGTAACAACATACGTATCTAAGGGTGCACAAGATACATGGGAAAAAGTTCTTGATGGAACACTTTCAGGTTTTTCAATCGGCGGAAAAATTAAAGATTCAGACAATGAGATCAATAAAGCAACAGGAGAGTCAGTAAGATTTATTAAGAGTTATGATCTTATTGAGCTTTCAATTGTTGATTCACCAGCAAACGAAATGTGCAACATTTTGTCAATAGAAAAAATGAATGGTCAGCTTGTATTTAAAGGCATGGCTGCTGGAATTGTTACTGAAAATATTTTTTATTGTGAAGATAGCGAGTCTGTTTTTATCTCAACAGACAAGACATACTCTTCTCCAGTTACTGGAAAAGAAGCAACGCTAATAGGTTGGGTCGAAAGTTCAGACATCAACAAGTCAAAAGAGATAGATAAGATTCTTGCTTCATTCAAGAAGTCAAGAGTTCCGTTGCCTGCAACACAAACAATAGCAAAACAGGCAAACGTACAAGGAGGTAATGAAGTGGAAAAACTAAACGTACACGGTACCGATTCAGTTGAAACAGATGCTCCAGTAGCAGAAGTTGCTGTTGAAGAAGTTGCAGTCGTTGAAGAGACCATGGCAGATGCTAACGCAGATGTCGTCGAAGAAGCACCAGCTGCTGTTGAAGCAGAAGATGCAGATTCTGCTTCTGTAGATGTCTTTAAGTCAGTTGATGCTAATGAAGCACCAGCTGCAGTTGAAGTCGAAGAGCCTGATTTTGCAAAAATGCTAGTAGACCTAAAGGGATTCTTTGCAGATACTCTTAGCAAGGCTACAGAGGTAAATGCAATACAGGTTTCGGAAATCAAAGAAACTGTTGAAGCTTTTAGCAAGGGCGTAAATGCTCAGATTACAGAATTAGCAGAAAAGCACAGCTCACTTAGTGCAGCTGTGACAGAAATAAAGGGCGCCATTGATGGCGTTCAGAAGCGTGTAGATGCCGTAGAAGGCGAAACCGCAATTAAGAAGTCTTCAGATCTTGGCGGATCTGAAGTATTAGCAAAATCAAAATCAAAATGGAACGGTTCTTTCCTCGGTTCCGTAAACGAAATATTTAACTAGGGTAGGTAAAAAAACATGAGTAATGATCTATTAAAAGATATCGCAGCTGGTACAACAGCAACAGGTACTTTCGCATCAGAAACTGGTGGAACAGGTATTCATCGTGCATCGGAAGATGGTAACGGTGGTCTCCTCAATCCAGAACAGTCTGCTCGATTCCTAGACTATATGTTCGACGCAACCGTAATTGGTAAGGTCGCACGTACAGTCAGAATGAAGTCAGACACAACAGAAATCGATAGAGTCGGAGTAGGCGAGAAGCTTATGAAGCTCGCAACAGAAGGTGACAACACAGGTGTTAACTCAGCTGTCACATTCTCAAAGATTTCTCTCACAACAAAGAAGCTTCGTCTCGACTGGGAGCTCTCAACAGAGTCACTAGAAGACAACATCGAAGGACCAGATCTTGAAGACCACATCGCACGTATGATGGCAACTCAGGCTGGTAACGACATTGAAGATGTTCTTCTTAACGGTAACACATCACTTTCTTCAGATGCTCTTTATAAGGCATTTGATGGTGTAGTAAAGAAGGCAAAGTCAGATGCTCACGTAGTTGATGCAGCTGGCGCTGGACTTACTCGTGCAGTATTCAACTCAGCACTCAAGGCACTTCCACGTAAGTACAAGCAGCGTCGTACAGACCTTCGCTTCCTTTCTGGTTCAAACTTGATTCAAGATTACTTGTACTCAACATCACAGAACATCCAGAACGTCAACCCACAGGACATTGCTTCAGGCATCATCCGTGGAGAGGTTGCACCAGTTTCAGGTCCAGCAGGATACGTAGCTCCATACGCATTTGGTATTCCAATCGTTGAAGTTCCACTCCTTCCAGAGACACAGACAGGTACATACTCAGGAGCATCAGGTTCACACGGTGACGTCCACCTTACATTCCCAAATAACGTTGTTGTTGGTGTAAAGCGTGACGTAACAGTTTACCGCTTCTTCTGGCCACGTAAGGACTCAATCGAGTACACAATGTATACTCGTGTTGGCGTTCAGATCGAGCAGGCAGACGCTTGGGTAGTTGTTAAGAACGTTAAGGTTGCTTCCTAATTAGGAATTAATCACCGAAAGGCCCCCAATTAATTTTGGGGGCTTTTCATTTTAATTATACAATGCTATAATTGAAGGACCTAGAAAAAGGAGATTTAAATGTCTTTTGACAAATTAAAAGTCAGTGAGCTAAAAGCAATTGCCGAAGAATTCGCAGTTGAAACAGAAGGCTTAAAGAATAAGCAGGATATAATTGCCGCATTGGCAGAAGAAGGCGTTACATATTCGGTATACGCCAAGACATTAAAGGATGTTGAAGAAGCATCTGAAGAGATAGAAGTTTTGCCAGTATTTGATGCAAAGGCAGAGCGCAGTGAAGACACAGTGCTTGTTAGAATGACAAGAGCAAACTTTAGGTACGACATCTTTGGTCACACATTTACACAGGCTCACCCCTTTGTAGGAATGAGCAAAGAAAAAGCTCAAGAAATTTTTGACGTAGAGGAGGGGTTTCGTTTAGCCACACCAACAGAAGTACAGGATTATTACGGCTAATCTTAATCACAAAAAATGGAAATTATAGTAGGAACAAATGCCCCAGTAAAACAAAGAGTTTTCTGGAAAGGTAATATAGCTAAGGCAGACTCATTGCCTATAGTTAAGTTTTACGATATAACAGAAGACCCAGCAGTAGTCCCATCTATAAGTTCACAGCAGCTATTGGAGACACAAGAGGCGGAGGAATCAGAAACCGACTTCGGAGTATATAATGTTTATCCGCCTCTTTCTCTCACAGATAGACCAAGGTCCTTAAAGTTAGTCTGGGAATATGAAGTAGAAGGCGAAGAGGTTACAAAAGAACATAAGCTTTTTGTGGTCAAGCCATATACAGATCTTACTCAGGCAGCAGATGCTTTAGGATTTGGGTTCGATCAGTCAGACCCAAACTACAGAACATTTTCTGATCTAGTTGCAGCCGAAAGATATGCAAGAAAACTAATTGAGAATTTTACTTCTCAGCAATTTTATTTGTATGACGATGTAAATGTTGTATATTCAACTGGAGCAGATATTCTTCCTCTTCCATATAAGCTAAGTCAGCTTCACGAACTTTACCTAAATGACATACTTTTAGTCGATACTATAAACGATGTAAATAACTGGAACATGTCTGTACAGGTTTCAGAAAGTGGATTCGGCTTAAGAGTAAATAGAGCAGGAATGCTAGACAATACAGTATATGTTGCAAACGGGATGGTTCCTCCAAGCATAAACGATTCATACGGAGGCGCATTTATTAATGGAGGCACATATAGAGTTGCAGGAAGATATGGCTGGGAAGAAGTTCCAGACGACGTAGAGCTAGCTTGCATTGAATTAATGAGAGATTTTTTCTCTAAGGATAAAGAGTGGCGAAATAAGTATATAAAAAGTATACAGACATTTGATTGGCAATTCCAATACGATACATCTTCATTTAACGGCACAGGCAACAACTATGCTGACCAGCTGCTGTTACCATATGTTATAAATAAGATGGTAGTCATTTAGTATGAATAATTTAGTTGATTCTATTTTCAATATGAAAGTAGATGTATATATTCAAGAAGATTATCAGGACCAAAATACTGGTGCTATAAAAAAAACCTGGATTTATAGCAAGACCGTACCCTGCTTTGCTAAAGGAATGATCTCTAATTCTTCTACTACAAGAAGCGGAGACAGCCAAATAATATCGTCAAAGTATAAAGACAAGCAGACTATAGAAATTAGAACTGAATCAAGGCTTACATATAGACAAAAACTTACTAACATTAGAGATTCTTCAAACAATGTGATATGGTTTGAGCTGGATTATCCAAGTGATACTCCAACTACATTTGAGGTTGTTAGCTCAACACCCATCACGGATCCTTTTGGAACACTTATGGCATATAATTCAATTGCCACAAGGTCGGAGAATCAGATAATTGGAGACTAGCGGAGTAGCATTACTGCAAGCAGCATCTGGCTTAGAAAGATTGATGGTTGGATCAGCTGCAGCTGGAGTATTGAAAGATTCAAATGTTGCACAAATATCTGCATTTTTATACTACCAGGCAAATGTAGCTGCTAAGCTTTCTTCCAATAAGTCTTTTCAAAAGCTTTTTAAAACAACAATATTTAAGCAGATAGATCAAGACTTTGGCCTCTTTATTGATTCTCAGGCTCGTACAAAACCAAAATCTTTGCATCATGTTTATGAATGGAATAGGACTGGACAAGCAACGGGAAGGCTATTTAAGCTAAACAAGCTAGACTCTGTTGGGCTGTCATTTAAACTCACTTATGATTTAAAGCCATCTAAGTCTTCAGTCCCATCAAAAAATAGAAAGCAAAAAAGCAGATACATATTTGCTAACAAGGCATCTGTTATGGAAAAAGGAATGCCTATTATCATAAGGCCAAGATCAGCAGAAAGGCTAGTATTTGAAATTGATGGTGAAGTTGTATTTATGCCAAAAGGGAAATCTGTAACTGTAAAAAGCCCTGGAGGAAGATCGTCTACAAATCAATTTGATTTAGCCTATAGTAGATATTTTAGCGGACCACTAGTATCTAATTCAATTAAGGCATCTGGATTCCAGAATCTTTTTGGAGCTAAATTTGAAAAGGCCATGAAGGTTCCATCTTCAATATCTAAGGTGCGTTATGCATTTAGTCCAGGTACAATTAGACTACAGGCAGAGGCGGCACTAACTGAGCAATTTGGAGGGGTAGCATAATGACAAACTATAATATAGATGCGATGTACGAAATAAGAAAGCATTTGTGGCAGGAGCTTCAGGCAAATAACTTATTCGATGCTGATTCATATTACAGCGATAATTTAGGAGAATCAATAGTCCCTATTATCCCAGTTCAGCAAGCACCAGAACTCAACCAGTTTTTGAGCGGTAAAAGCCATATAGTCTATGACAAGATAGGCGCAACATATGAAGAGAATTGGATGATATGCTGTGAAAAGCTATCATTCACAATATATTCTATTGATTATTCTGAGATTAATTCAATCAGGAATATGATGATAGATGTATTTAGAAGAATGGATGATTCTGCTAGAGACCTAAATAGGTCAAGATCTACAGACAAGATCATTTTTCACAATACCCTAATCCTGGAGATGTCCCCAACTGAGCCATCAGAAGAGCTAGCGGGCTTCCTGTCAGCCGATGTTATTCTTGAGGTCAAATACTCTAGGGTGGTAGGTCAGGACGGCAGATTTGAATAGTTTGCCTTTTAGTTGATTGTAAGATAGAATTATCCTAAGAGGAAATGAGCCTAGCCAGCTTGATTTAAAGTAAGTCAATATATATATATTTATTTAACGGAGGTTTTACAACATGGCACAAAACGTAGGTAATGCTAAAAATATTCTTGTTGGTGCGTCACCATTGTTTATTTCAAACATTGACGTAACTGATTCAGATTACGTAGAAAATGCAGAACCAGGCGCAGGCGATTACGCTTACGAATCTGGTATATCTTTCACAACAACACTTAATGATATCGACCAGACAGCTGGTACATTTGGATATCGCAACGTAGGTTACACAAATAACGGTCTTCAGGTTACATACAACCCATCATACGGTTCAGTAACAGTTGATCAGCTTCTTGATACAGCAAAGCTTTTCAAGGAGTCAATGGAAGTTATGATCGCAACAGAAATGGCAGAAGGTACTCTTGAGAACGTTCTTGCTGTATTTGGTCAGCGTTCAACAACACTTACAGCTGCAGGAACAGGCGTAACAGCAACCGATAAGCTCGGTCTTGCAGGTGGCGCACTTGGTGAGGCTCCAACAGAGCGTCAGCTTATTGCAGTAGGTCAGGCACCAACATCAGAGGCAACAGCAACTGAGCGTGTATATTATGCACGTCGTGTTCTTTCTGTACAAAGTCACAGTT